TTTCTCGTCACAACGTACAAGCGGGCGGAACGCCGTTAAACAAACCAGAAACACTACTGAACAATAACGTACAGTAATGCCATCTAACGCTACATTTCTTGAGGTTAAAAATGCTTTTCAGTCCATTGCTGGGCTGGAAAGCTTAACCGCCGCTGACGAGTTCTTCTTAACAAGTTCGTTAAATCGTGCGGTCTACCGTGCTTACAATGAATCAGATAGCTGGCCACGTTACTTAGTTGTAGGTGAATCAAGATTGATTCTAACGGACCCAGCGGCTACGGTTCCATATGCAGAGGCAGGTGAAGAAACTATTGGTGAGTTCCTACGTATTCATAGAACCCAGCCGTTCCTAAATAACTCTGTTGTAGAGTTTGAGTTCTATGTTGATTCCGCTGGAGCGCATATACTGAACTTAACTACATCGGATAGCACTTCGGTATTTGTAACTTACAAGAAAGAACTACAAACGAATTTTACTCCAGACAGTACAGACATCCCAGGGGAGTTCGTTGATTATATTATCTATACTGCCTTGACTGACTTTTATACTGGAGATGGTCAAACTGAAAAAGCAGCAGTAGCTGCTACTCAAGCTAAGATGATGCTTGATATAGAACTACTCCGTCTAGATAAAAAAGCAAACAACAATACAATTAACAAAAAGTTTTCAACTTACGTAAACCGTCAATCAAGATAGCACCTGTGCTATAATACAATTATGAGTTCATCCAGAAACAATACCCTTGAATTTTCCTCAGTAGGATCAGATATCCTTGAAGCCGCTGATGCAGTAACAGGTAAACGCTATGGAGCGTTGCAAATCTTAAATGACACTGTGTTCGGTGCTTTGACTGCATCCAGCATTGACGGTACAGCTAAGCTAGTTGGACCAACTTTTGCTGCTGGAACAGTTATCTACGGAGCATTCAGCGAAGTAACAGTTACATCAGGTATCGTAGCGGCGCACAAGTACTAGTATGCACCTAAGCCTAAATAATAGCTTAGGTAAATGGGTTGTACCACCTGCGCCACCGCTTAAATTACTGGATACTTATACGGGAACAGCATCCGCTTACAGTTTTGCATTACTGTCTAGTAGTTACACTGGGGATTTATACAGCGACACTGCTGGGTCCATTGCTACAATATACGACCAAAGTGGCTCGTCTAACCTAACTCAAGCAACTGGTGCTAATCAACCTACGCTTACGGCAGATCCTTCAGCGGCTTTTGATGGTTCCAATGATTATATTTTTGGGGCAGCAACTAACACGGACACAACTGGTTCGGTATACCTCATCTTTTCCCCAGACGATGTTGTAAGAACTAACCGACAAGTTTTAATTTCCTTTTCGGACACTGCCACTACCAATAATTATATTGAGTTCGGCCTTGAAACTGATGGTCGGGTTTATATGGAATCAAACTCTGGCGGGACACTTTACACCGTCCGCAGTATTTCTGCATTATCAAATAATACCTACAGCAGTCTAATAGTCGCACACAATAGTAGCGAATACTCTGTGATTATTAATGGCGAGCAAGAGCCAGTCATTGAAATGGATGGAACAACTCAACAGTGGGTTGGCGATGTAGTCGGAGGAGATCAAATAACTCTGGGAGCAACCCAAACAAGCGGAGGAGTATCTCGCTACTTTGACGGGAAGATTCACAGTGCAGTAATTAGCGCAGATCAATTCATCTAATATGGCCAATTATACAACAACACAGGCAGGTAACTGGACAGACGCAGCAACGTGGGGTGGCGGTGGTTTTCCATCATCAAGCGCAGATACAGCAACCATAGGGCATACTGTAACGCTTCAAAGCGGTCAAAGTATTACGTGCGGTGCAATTACGCTTAACGCAGATACACTACAGATTAATGGAACGCTTACGTTGTCTGCCGCTGTTTCTCTGGTTGGAGCATACACATTAGCAATTGGTGCAGGTGGCACACTTGACCTTGGTGGGCAAACAATTACACCGAGTGGATCTGGTATTGGTTCCTACAACTTTATTGGTACAGCAGTAAGCAGGGCAACAGTTATTGGTAATGGTGGATTCTTTGCTGCTGCTGGAACTAAAGCATTACTTCCGCACATTGAATACTGTGATTTTAGTGATCTAATTGACAGCTATCTAGGTCGAACACAGACTTCTAATTTAACCGTCATAATGCGATATTCAACGGTTACAAATTGCGCTGCTTTTTACCTAGATACAACCGGGGTGGCCGCAAACGCTGGATTTATTGTTGAATACTGTGACTTCTCGGACTGGAGGTCTCCAACAGCTCAACCAGCAAATGACTTTCAGCCTGGGATATATCAAAATAAATTAACTTCCACCGCACCAAGGGTGCTAAGGCATTGCACTTTTGACAACTCAATGAACGCTGTCCAGGGTGCAGTTGAGTTTACAACTGCTGGAGCAATTTATGAGCATAATGTTTTTAATGACGTTCTAATTGAAGCACCTCTAGGTGGATCGACAGATACTTATCGATTCAACTTCTTTTCTAACACAAAATACGAATCGCCATTCTTTAATAGCGCACATTTTTATCGAAACTTTTATGGGAACTATGTGTATTACGAACAAGGTAATCACGCATTTAGTCCAAATGTTTCTAATCAATTTAATTACATCGGAAACGTATTTGACAATAAAGATGGCACGGTTGGTGTAAATTGGTTTATTAATGGTGCAGCTGGTGCGGCTGGATCTATGAATATTGCTCACAATCTGTTCTTGGGAAAGGGTAACGCAGTTGTTCAAACTGTAGCAACTCAACTCGGAACAATTATTATGCGCAATAATACAAGTATGGTGGACAATGATGGCAGCACAGGTGGCGGTCAGTATTTTCCTTACTGGTTTATGACCGAGCAAGCGGCAACAGATGTGTCATCAATGGATGTTCAGTTGTACTCAAGCCTGTACTTTGATCCAGATGATACAGACCCTATAACTGATCCAGCCGTTGACCTAGTTACCTCAACACCAGATCAACTTACTTACCTTGATTACAATATGGGTTGGAGCGCACCAACTGGTGGCCAAGCAATTATCTACGACGATTCAGTTGTCCAGACTGGCGGAGTTGCTCCAAATGATTTTACATTAGATCCATCATTTACTGATAGATCCAGAGATGTTAAGACGTTTGATACTCTTAACGGTGGCAACGGGACAGTAGCAAATGCAATTACTCAAATGATTGCAAGGAATCCAAACTACTTACCGTATAAGATTGTCAAATATACTCACACTGGATTTCAGCCTCAAAGCACCAATGCAATCGGGGGTCGATACGGTGAGACAGTTGGAAGTTCTGCTTTATTAAAGTCAGTAGATGTTGCGTCCGTTACAATTTCAAACGCTGAACTCTTGAGCTTAAATTCTCCTCAAGAATTTTCAGAGGAAGCCCAGAATTACTTTAACCGATTAAATAGCGCAGGTGATACAACCTATACAGCCTACAAGCAGCCACTAGCTAACTACATTGATAGTCTAGTAACGCTTGGTGGAGCTTACTGGGATGATATGGGATCTGCCGCATCCTTCGTCGGTGTAGGTATTCAAGGTGTCACGGTTCCTCTTAGGGACGGGATGACCGTTTCCACAAACAACAACTTTGTTGCGGGTGACTTGGATACATTGACTGGCTTAAAGGGTGATGCCTCGACCAAGTATATTTCTACTGGGGTAAATGCCACATCACTATCTCTAAACGATAACTCAATTAGTGTATATCTAACCGAAAGCCGAGATGCTACAAACAAGAGATATATGGGGAATAATACTTCTGCTAACTCAATTGAAATCCTTGCAAATCCTACTGGATTCAGATCTAAAAACTTTTCAAGTCAACTTGACATTAATGGCACATCCGTAAGTTCTAGCGGTATTATCGGAATATCGAGGGATAACTCAGCCAATTATGATTGGCGATATGAAACTAGTGGGAATGTAGCTAACACTTCAGTATCGATATTAGGTGGAACAATCAATGTATTTCAATCCAGTTCTGCTCCAACCGCAGCTCGACTAGCAACCTACCACGCAGGCCCAGCACTTAACCTTGCTACTCTAGAGGGCTTGCAAGACACCCTAATCACAGAAATCGCAGCAATTTAATTATGACCCCATCAGAATACCTAGCTACTAATCCTACGGCTGAAGAACACAGCTTTAACTATCTTCTGATTCCAGCAGAACTGCGGGACTCAATGATCGCAAAGCAGGACACCTTGACTACTAGCAATCATATCAGCCCAGTGCTGTTGATTGACGGACGCTACGGTGCTTGCTGTGACCTTTACACAGAGGTCGGCGTAGGCGGTATCTACCACGAACTGTGGGAGATGCTTGACCAAGCTAAACTGGAAGAATGCGAAGTCGTAGACAAAGCTGCATTCCTGGCACTGCTACCACCTGAACCAGAAGAGGAAGTATAATGCACGACATTCTTTACAAGTCAACCATTGGCACAGGGGGCTTTATTGCTACTATCGAATTGGGTCAAATTAACGAAATTCTAGGACTAGTTGTGGGTCTTGCTACTCTAGTCTATATGACTGCCTCAGCAGTTAAGGTAATCAAGGAACTCCAGGATAAATAACCTATGACACCAGAACTATTAGCAATGCTAGGCGGGGGCGTAAGCGGCTTCGTAATGAAAATGATTGCGGCACAGGCCGACAACCAGGCTCGTCTCTTTGAGCGTATGATTGCCCGTCAGACCGTAGCGGATGAATCAGCAGATAAGGCAGCAGCCCGTGGTGGTGTCTATATGCGTCGTGCAATTACTGCGGCAGTTATCTTTGCCATTGTAATAGCCCCATTTGTCTTCGCATTCACGGACATAGGTGTTAGTATTCAAACAGAATCCAAAGGCTTTCTAGGGCTATTCAAGCGTCTAGAATGGTCCACTGTACAGGGTTTTGTAATACTACCAGAGATCCGCCAAACAGCTTTAGCCATCGTAGGTTTCTACTTTGGTTCCTCACAAGTCAAATAACAAATAATATTATGTACGGACGAAAAACAAAAGATGCTGGTAAGGGTTCCTGCGGTGAGAACAAGGGCTGCGGTTGTGGAAAGAAAGGCAAGTAGTGCCTGACAAATCCAAGATGAAGTGCAACGTACCCCGCCGTGAAGTACAGGGCGGTAAGAAGTTCGTCGTGAAAGCCTGCCAAGGTGGGACAGAAAAAATCGTACGATTTGGGGATGCTAATATGAGCATCAAGAAGGATCAGCCAAAGCGTAAGAAAAGCTACTGCGCTCGCAGTGGTGGGATCAAAGGGAAGACAAATAAACTATCTGCTAACTACTGGAGCCGTAAGGCTTGGGACTGCTAAAACATAATGCCTGAATACCGCACATACGGAGCAAATGATGATAGGATCCTAGAGGACCTCGATATGGGGTACACTGGGTTTAATGACTACCTGCGTCCCGATCAATTGCAACGTGGTATATTAGCGACCAGTAACAATGGTAGGCTTGGGCGTAACGGTGAGTGGCAGGTTAGACCAGGGATTGATTTGGTCAAGGCTCCCTTTGCTAGTGGTGGCGATGTCTTTAGACTTCCAACTACTTCTGAATTGGAAGCAGAACCTCCAGTTGTTGGCTTACTGCCAACTACGCTTAGGGGTGGATCAATCGGTATAAACGGAAATGTTTCTGTTATTGTTGATAATCCAGCCGTAGAGCCAGGACATATCTTTGAGGTTGGTGATTTAATTACCATAGAAAATACATTTGGTAGTTCCTTTGGTGGCACTGCAAATGGAACCCATATACTTACTGCGGTAACTGATAATGGAAACACAAAGACTTTAGAATTTGTAACCCAACCTCAGCCATCTGGAGGAGTATTTGTGGGACTGAATCTTCCTTTTAATTTAGATGACGGGGGAAATGAGCCATATCTGTATCCTGACAAAAGTAAATCCGCAGTCATTGGTTACAAGATGCTACTGGATGACAGTTTAATTGTAGGGGTTTACGCTAGTACTGCTTATAGCAATCCAAATGATTCCGCAAGTCAGTGGGCAATATTAGGATCAAACAACAGTGCAGTGGCTATTAACTTAGCGGACCCAACAGTTACATATGATCTTCCGTACAAAAAGAATGAAAACGTACCTCCGCTATCGGATATGATTCAAGCCTTTAACAAGGTGTTCTTGTTCCGTGACGGCCAGACTGCGCTAGAATGGGACGGAAGCTTTAATAATGTTAATTTAACAGACCTTAATTTAGATAATACATATCTGATTACTGACTTGGGCGACACGACTCAAGAGCAGTGGAACACAATTGCTGGAACTACGGCAGTAACCTATGAAGTTAATGATATTATTACAATTGATGCCATAGGCACAGGAACTGGTACAGTTCGCTCCGGATTTAGTTTAGTAAAAAGCGGAGTATACACTCAGCCAGTTCAGATTGATTGCCTTCCTGGAGAATTTGCAATTACCAATAGTATAGCATCGGTTTCTGGATCTCACGATGTAAAGGTGGGGGATG